ATCGAGCTAGCGGTTTCAATGATAAGAACAGAAAAACGAGCAGAGAGTTTTGCATTTAGTTAATGAAAGAAAGTGAGAGAAGGAAAGCAGAAGGGAATTTATGGACGAGAGAAGAGATTGATGAGATAAGTGCAGAGGTAGGATGGGATGTTTGGACAATGCGTGGCGGGTGGTACCGTGTGAAAGGCACGGAGATAAACATACCGCATTGCAGGCATACGTGGAAGCAACATATTATAATTTCAAAAGCATGATGTTATGAAAGTTTACAAAATGATATGCGATGAAAACGGTGATGTGCAAGCAATAGCACTTACTGACGCACCAGCGATTGGTGTTGATTTTATCGCTTTTTCAAAAGAAAAGAGAAAGATTTATTTCAATGAAGAGAGACGTATTATTGTTTCTCCATTATTGATACCTAATCAATTGATATACAGATATTCAGAAGACATTGGCGATTACTTTGTTACCATTGACGCACAGGAGATTGAGAAAGTTGCAGGTAAATTGTTTGGTAAAAAAATATACATCAATTATGAACATGGCAGTAAAGTGTTTGACAACGTGAATTTAATTTCTGTTTTCTTTTCAGATGCAAATATTGGCATATCAGCACCAGAGTATTTTTCAAACTTACCGGAAAAGACGCTATACATCGCATTGAAAGTATTGAACGATGAGGCGTGGGAGATGATAAAGCAGAAGGAAGTAATTGGCGTTAGCATTGAAGGGTTCTTTACTTTGAAAAGCGATGAGAATGACAATCAGCAAGCCATAGCGGCAAGCGATGATGATATTTCAGAAGAAGAGTTTGAACAATTAAAGAAAATGTTTGAAATATGATTTACCTTTGTTCACCGGAATACATCAAAAATAATTTAATTCCAGACAGCAATATTGACGACAGGTTTATATTGCAGTCAATTCATGATGCGCAGGAGATTGACATTCAGTCAATCATCGGGACTAAATTTTTAAAAACATTAAAAACACAGGTTGATACTAATACATTGACGACAGCTAATAAAGATTTTTTGGACAATTATTTAAGACCAACGATTGCGAGGTATTCATTATGCTATTTGCCATTATATTTGAATGCAAGATTTACTGCACAGGGGATTGTAAAAAAGAAAACAGAAAGCGGAGAAGTGTTTGATTTCACTGAGATAGACAAAGTACGTGAGGAGTTGCGTAATTTAGCCGAGTTTTACGCACAACGTATGTTGCGTTTTTTAATTGCAAACAAAACGACGTATTCAGATTATTTGAATGTAGATGATATTTCGCAAATGCTTGGTAAATTAAACGCATACACCTCTACATCGTTGAATATCAGCGGTGCACAGCATTATGCAGAGGACGTTTCACGTCTTGGTTTGCCGGTTGATAGTAAATTTTGGTTTTTCAAATGGCTGTAACATTGATTGACATAAAGAAGTTGTTTGAAACAATTTGCGGAGCGCATTCGCAAATTAATAGTTTTCATTTTGATTACTTAGACCAGATTGCAGTAAAGAAAGACATTGAATATCTTGCGGTATTACTTGCCATTGAAAGTGTTGATGTTTATAAGTCGTACAATGTGTTTAACTTTCAATTACTTGCACTTGATAAAATTGATAAAGCATTAGGGAATGATATGATGGTGCTTGAAAGCACACGGCAGGTATTATTAGATGTGATTGCTGAGGTTGAATTAAAAAGTGCAGTGAATATGGGAATTGTAAACGGTGATAGTATATCATTAGAGGACGTGCGAGACACGTTTAATGATGATATAATTAACGGTTGGTTAACGAGAGTTTCAATACGAGTGCCGAACACACTTGACGCATGCGGCATTCCGTATATCTTACCACCAGCGGTGTTGTTACAGGAGAATGAGTTTCCGATATTATTAGAATAAGATATGGCTAATCAGGCAAAGAAAATATCGCAGTTAACGCAAAAGGCAAATGTTGATGATGCCGATTTGTTTGTGATAAGGGATAGTGTATCCCTTGACAACCGTAGTATTTCGGCGTTGGATATGAAGTCATACTTTGGTGGTAGTAGTTCAGTAGATTGGTCTAATATTACTAATAAACCATCAACATTTCCGCCATCTCCGCACACGCATCAGTTGGCCGATATTACTGATTTTCCAAGTGGTTCAGATGGTGATGTTTTAATTCACGATGGCACTAATTGGCAAGTAAGTGATGTTTTAATTATTCGCAACATTGCTTGGTTTCAAGCAAATGCTAACAACGTTTTACGCAAAAACACAATAGTATATTTGCAAGAAGACACTAATTGCTACAAGGTAGGTGATGGTGTAACTACATTAAAGAATTTAAAATGGTATATAAATAGAAATTATGGAGATTATTCTATTAGCGGATATAATGGTATTTTTGGTAAAAACACTTCAACAGGAAAAAACATTACACACTCAGTATTTGGGCAATCGTATAATAACTCTTCAACAATTACCGCTACTAATGAATTCAGGGGATCGTTTGGTTTTTTACCTGAACCAATGACCATTGAGCAATTAGGTATAAACATAATTTCACATAACATAACAGGAGGTTCTGTTCAGATAGAGTTGGCAATTTATCAACCTAACTTTACGACAAGACAAAATACACTAATTGCTAAAACTGATTTATCACCAATAGTTGTTGGTATTAATTTCTTTCCATTGCAAACATCAGTAACACTGCCAAGTGGAATATACTTCTTTGCATTTAGATACGTAGTTCCTTCTGGCAGCTCGTTTCAGTTACAACTTATTAATCAATTAAATCAAATTGGATATGTTGCTGATGATGTTTATGCTAATTATTCATATTTACTTTTAGGACAAATAACATCAATACCAACTACTTGCGGATTCCCCAATAATGCAAATCATGCTACTTATTATTTTCATATTTTAGGACAAAGAATATTACCAACAATTTAAAATACACAAATATGCAATTATTTAAGTATAAAGATTTAGTGTCAATTTACGCAGAATACGGCACTTATGAAGGGATAGTGAAAGGAGAAAAAATTGATATAAAAGATTGCGAGCCGCAATGGTTGTATGATATGTATGCGAGAGGAGAGATAACTTTCGTACAATGCCGCAGGTTGTTGAAAGAATGCGGAAAGGAAATTAATGGAGAAATTGCAAATTATTTCAAAATAGGAAATTACAGCAAAGATGTTGAAATATTAACTGATTACTATATCAGAGCGAAAGAAGAGAGACACAAGGCGTTTGAAACATTGATAACGTATTGCAACATGAATAATGCAGAGGCGTTTAATGAATTGATGAACAATTATTACATTCATTATCACGTTTACGTTTCGAGTAATGAAACAAATACACTGTTAGAAAAGATAAATGATGAAGATATTTTAAATTACATAAACGAAAATTTAAAAAACTAATTGATTATGAAAAAAGAAAATACAGACACGATATTAGAATTAATTGGTGGAGCAATAATGTTCATGTATTCATTCATCGTTTCGCTGTTATTGAAAGAAAAGGAAGTTGTCATCACGTTTCTTTTCTTAATGCTGATAGACACGATAACCGGCATTGCTGCGTCTATCAAGCGAAAGAACAAGATTACGTCGTGGAAGTTATTGAAAGGAAAATCATTTAAGTTCATGATTTTTTTCATCGTAGCAACACTTGGAATATTCATTAAACATTACGCAGGTATTGATGTAATTAAAGCATTCATATTACTTGGTGCTATTGTTGAAGCATTGAGCATAAAGGAGAACATTGAGATATTGTATGAAGTAGACATTTTCAATGATTTATTAAACAAATTAAAACAAATTATCAAATATAAGAAAGACATCAAACAGGTTTACGATGAATTGAAAGAAAAAGACACCACTAATGATAAAGATGAGTCAAATACTTGATGGGCACGTTACACTCAAAGCCGGTGATAAGATACTCAATGATGGAGTATTTGACACCATGAATTTTGGAAAAGACATTGATGGGTGGTATATTTATTTGATTTCTGCTAATTACAAGATGATAAAGATAACAGGGCTTTCGCAATTATTCCATGATTGCGGTTGTCGTTTAACTGCGCCAATAGTGATTGGCATTGCTGGTGAGAATATTAATGTTAAAATAAAAGATGTATGAAAATAAAACAGATATATCAGAAGTTTCGCATGACATCGCCATTCGGTGAGCGTATTCATCCGATAACCGGGAAGAAAACCTTTCATAATGGTATAGACCTTGCGACGCCTGTTGGCACTCAAATAATTGCACATACTAATATGGACGTGCTTAATGTATGGGAGGACAATTTGGGTGGTAAGCAATGTAAGGTTTCTGATGATAATTACATTTACGGCTTCGCACATTTGAGCCATGTGTTTGTGAAAGCAGGACAAAAGTTGAAAGAAGGTGATTTAATTGCGTTGACAGGCAACACAGGTGCAAGCACAGGTGCACACTTGCATTTGACGACGAGGGATAAGAAGACGTTGAAATTACTCAATCCTGAAATTGTTTTAAAAAACATGGTTTTGATTTTCATTTTGTTTTTGTTTTCATGCACAGCGGGTTATCACATTGACAAAGCAGTGATTAAGCGTTCACCGAAGTATGTTGTTGAGTATACGATTGGAAAGTATGGTGATTCTTTTCTTGACAAGCATATTGAAAAAATATACGATACTGTTTATACGAAAGAGATAAAGTTTGACACTGTTTTGGTTGGAAAGAAAATTGATACATTGGTTATCAATAGAGACAACGCTACGATTAAGATATTCAAGTATTATGACACCATATTCACATCAGTACAGGTTAAACGTGATACAATAATTAAAACGATATACAAAGACAGATATGTGATAGAAAAGAAAGATTTCAATGAGAGTAATTATTTCGGAAAAGTTTTTATGTGGATTTTTATCATAGTGTTTTTAATTCAATTATTTATTCTTTTAGTTTTAATTGGTTTATCGCAAAGAAAGAAGTTGTAAAGATTAGTGTAAACGTGAACATATTCAACACGTGGGCGTTACCGCTTCACTTTGAGACAGAGAGTTCTTCCGAGTGGATACTTTACGGAGGTGCTGGCAGCGGTAAGTCCTACGCTATTGCTACTCATTTAATATTGCAATGTCTGCAACGAAAATATTTCCGTTGTATTTATTTGAGAAAAGTTCACAGAACAATACGTGCTTCGCAGTTTCTTTTATTTAAGGATATAATAAATAAGTTCAATTTAAACGAGTTGTTCAATATACGTGAGAATGATATGTCAATTACTTGCGAGTTAACAGGAAATCAGTTAATTTCGTCTGGTGCTGATAAAGTTGAAAAACTAAAATCAATACAAGAGCCGAATTGTATATGGCTGGAAGAGGCGACAGAGTTTAGTGAGAGAGATTATTTGCAATTGAAATTGCGTTTAAGAACAACAAAAGCATTCAATTACATTATACTTTCATTTAATCCTGTATCGCAACAGCATTGGCTTTACAAACACGTTCAGAACAATTATAATAAGCGTATAATAAAGACAACATATTTAGACAACAAGTTCATAGACGAAGGATACGTCTATACAATGGAGATGTTGAAACAGAAAGATGAAGATTATTACAATGTTTATGCATTAGGTGAGTGGGGCAATTCAAGCCGTGAGTTGGTTTATCCGAAGTATTACACGTTTAATGATAGATGGCAAGATATAGAAGGTGAGTCGTTCTACGGAGTGGATTTTGGTTTCGTCAATCCAACTGTTTTAATTGAATGCAAAGTTTCAGGAAAGAATTTGTTCGTGAGAGAAATTGTTTATAAAACTAACATGACTAATAAAGATTTTATAAACATTTTAAACGAGTTAAAAATAGATAGATATGCACCGATATATTGCGATAGTGCTGATGCAAATAGGATAGAAGAGTTGTTTGATGCCGGATATAATGTTTACAAATCGAACAAAGATGTTGATTACGGTATTCAATGTGTGAAAAATTATAATATATTTGTATCAAGTGATTCCGCAAACATATTGAAAGAAATTGCAATGTATAAATACATGACGGATAAGAACGGCAATGTAATTGATAAACCGTTGAAGTTCAACGACCATGCGATGGACGCAATCAGATATGCAGTTGCAACGCACATGCAGACGGTTGGAGAAAAGAATGAGTTTAGAATTATTAAAACATGATAAATATGAAAAAGAATTGGAACAACATCACAATACGTGAGTATCAGGAAATAGTTCGCATTTCCAACGATGTTGCATTGTCTGATATAGAGATGTATGCAAAGATTGTCGCATGCTTATATGGCTTGCCGTATGAACGAGTTATGCAGATGACACCTTCGGAGTTGTTAGATTATGATGTTTCTTTTTTAAAAACAAAAGAGCCGGAGTTTCCGATACCGCAAGCGATTGATATTAACGGAAGGCATTTTAAAGTAGTTCAATTTGTGAAAGATTTGAAAACAGGACAATTTATTGACATGCAATTGATATTGAGTAAATGCAAAGATGAAAGAGATATGATTGAAAACTTTGACAAGATAATATCATGTTTCTTATTAAACGAAAGCAGCAGATATGAGAGCGGTATTGATTGTAAGAATGTTCTATTTTCGCAAGGTTATCCGATATTGTTTTTTTTTACCAAGTTCAAAAAGAAATTAGAGACAATTACCAGCAACATCTTCAATCTTGAAGAAACTGAAAACATACATGTAAGCATTCGTGTTCGCAAGATTTGGAAACAATGAATACGTCGTCGGTGTCGTGAAATACGCTTCTCCAATCTCAATAAACACACGCTTTCCGGCACGTCCTGTTTCTGCTGATATGTATGTTGATGAAAAAAAATTAGGCAACTGAATTGTTACTATATCTCTTATAATTTCTGATATATTCAAATGGCATTGATTAGTACCAACTACTGGCGGTATAAACATACGCAGCTTTGACTGTCCCCAAAACGTCATGCCGGGAACGATTATATCAATGATGAACTTAAAACCATTATTAGACGTATTGTTGCTTGAAAAAACAAACACATCATCGCTATTATTTCCAACAACCGTCGGCGCTGTTACTATTGTTATAGCC